GCGTAGAGGCGGGTTTTTCGGGGGTTTTGGCGGTCTGATCGCCGGCCGGCTCGGTTTCCGGTGCCGGCGAGCCCCATCCGCGGGGTGTAGGGGCGCCGCTGGCGGACTCCCCGGCCGCGGTCGTTTCCGCGCGTTCCTGACCCTCTGGCGCGGGCTCAGTGCCGCCCCCGGTGAGCGACTGCACTACCCCTTCCCCGAACGCCGCCATGGCGCGCGAGCTCGCTGGGGGCTGCTCATCGTCATCCTCATCCGGTTCCTGCTCAGGGGCGCGCAGCTTCGAGTTGATATTCTCGCGCTGCTCATCGCCCGGTGTGCCGGCCGGTGCACCCCAGCCCCGCGGGCGCTTGGGCTCTTCCTGTTGCGTGGATCCGGCTTGCCCCTCTTCGGCTGCCGGCGCTGCAGCTCCCCAGCCGCGCGGCTTCACTGTGCCGGCAGCGGCGCCGCCGCCACTGTTCGAGCTCGCATCGGATCCCTCTTCCTGCGGCCCTTTGAAACCCAGTTTCTTCAATGCCATGTTTTCCCCTCTGAGTGATGCGGGGTCATCTAGAATGACTTCCGCGTTGAGCGCAGCTAACAGCCGCCGTTGTGTAACATCCTTGTCCCTGAGCGCTTCGCCTTTGATTTCATCTATCGAGTCTTTCACAACCAGCGCATGATTCATTATGTGCTTGGCCGTGGTGCCCTGACGCAACAGACGCCGGATAAACTGATCATACAAGTCAAGATCCCACGGCCGGCTGAACCAGCAAACGTGAGATGCGCCGGATCCCTGCAGGTTCAGACCATGCCCGGCGCTGGCAGGGTGTGCAAACATTACCGGTATCTCGCCCGCGTTCCAAGCCGCTTCGAGCTCCACAATCCTTTTGTGTGACAGCCCGGTTAAAGTCGGGGCGCCGGGAAAGCGTTCCTGTAGTCTAGCCAAGTCGTGTTGAAATTCATAGCCCACTAACAGCGGCTGGCCGGCCAGCTCTTCGATGAGATCTTCCAACGCGTCCAGCTTGGCGGTGTGTATCTCTGCGTAGGTGTTTTCGCTAAGGTACACAGCGCCGTTAGCCAGCTGGGCCAGTTTTGTATAGACGGCCGCTGAGTTAGCCGCGGTCACGATGCCTTCCGGCAACGTGAGAATCATATCCTTTTTCAGCTCGTTATATTGTGCGCGAGCCTTCTTATCTAGCTGGATCTCGATGATGTTGTCGGTCAGCGGCGGCAGCTTGCCGTAGTCATCCGCTGACATGCGCAGCACGTAGGGCGCTATCTTCTCTTCGATGCGCGATGCGCCGTCAGGCTTCAGGTTGTAGCTGAAGCCGTCAAAGTCACGCGTGAAATACTGATCTCTGAAATACGTGATGTACTGACCCAGCGCGGCGCCGTCATCAAGGATGAGCATCTGCCCGAAGAGATCCATGTAACCATTTGGTGCCGGCGAACCGGTCAAGCCCCAACGGTACTGAATGCGCGCGATTTTCTTGCGCAGCCGCTTCGAGCGCTGAGCTCGCGCGTTCTTAAACTTGGCTAGCTCATCGATTGTGATGACTTCGTACGGCAGATCTGAGCGGCCGTAGTATTGCTGGGACAACCACGAAATGCCTTCGGGGTTGATCAGGTGGATATCTGTCTGCTCTTTCAGCCGGGCATCTTTGTCAGGACCGTGCAACAGTGAGAACGTGAGATCTCGAAACTGCGTCCACTTCCTGCCTTCCTGCTCCCATACCAGCTGACAGACTCGCAGCGGCGCCACTACCAGCATGCGGTTAACCATGCGCTGTTGCTTCAACAGCTGGAACGCTGCGAGCACAACGGCGGTCTTGCCCAAGCCGGGATCTAGGAACAGTGCAGCCGCACGCCGGGCGATGATGTGCTCAACGCCGCGGACCTGATAGCCGTGGGGCCGCCATTCTTCGTGAGATCGAACCAGCCTAGTTGCCGGCATCATCTATCGCCCGCTTCGCTTCCTCAAAGGTTGTAGCAGTTATTACGTTGTGACCCATCGCGCGCAGCTGTTGAGCTCGATACGCCTGAATCTTTTTCGGCTCTTCGCCGGGCTCTTTGAATTCGATGAGCAGCACGCGCGCTACCGGCATGAAGATTTCTACATCCGGCCAGCCTACTTCACAGCCCGGCCCCATGTAGTTGCGCTTAGCCATGTAGCCTAGCTTGCGCGCGTACTCAATCGTTTTCTTTTGGGCTTTCGATTCCGCCATCGAATTTCTTTTGCAGAACGGTGTAAACGATCTTAGCCACTTCCTCTTTCAGAATAGCGGCACGCATGGAAAGCGGATAGCGCTTACCGTTGTGAACGAACGTGGCAACCAGTCGGCGTTTTGGTTTCATGGGGTTATGATCTGAAATCCGTTAACGATGATGTACTCTTTGCACGTGCCATCCTTACGCAGCTCGCGCACGTAAACAAACCCGGTTGCTGTATCGAGCTGCGCCACTTCCACGCACGCCGGCCGCGTCGGCTCAGGCTGTTTGCGCAGACTGAGGAAGAGCAGCGCTAGGAATGCGATCTCTAGGATGACGAACGTTCTCATCCGAATTTGCATGGCCCATCCTTTGACTTGGCGAACGCGCAGTAACCGCAATGCCTGCCCGGCTTCGGTGCGAAGATCTCATCGCTCAGCATTGGCAGCGTGCGTTTCTTCCACTTAGCCATCAGCTCGGCTAGATCGCTCTTCGAGTAGCGGTAAACGCTCTCGGTGCCTAGATCCAAATACCAGAACCGAACGACAACGCGCACAATCTGCGGGTAGCGGATGAGCACACTGATTGTGTAGAGCTCGGCTTGCTGTGCGTGCGTCGGAGAATCCTTGCCGGTCTTGAAGTCAACAACGTCTGCAGTGTTGTCATCGTACACGATGCAAACGTCCAGCTTAGAGCGGAACCACGTATTGTTAGCGAACCAGCCGGTTACTTTCCAGTCGCTAGTGTAGCCCCATTCCTGATCATGCAGCGGCTCAAATTCGCGCAGCTGTGCTACCAGCTCGGCAAAGTGTTTGCGCGCACGCTCAGGTACTTCGCCGCCGCTCGAAAGATAAGAGGCTAGGTCATCGTGCACCTTTAGCCCTTCCTTCATCGCATCGTTTTCCGGTTCCTTCATCCGGTCCACGTGCTTAAACTTTGCGAGCTGCGGGCACTTCTCGTAATCGGACCAACGCGAGTAGGACCATGCTGTGATGCGCTTACCCATTTTTCTCCACCTTGGCGCGGACCAACCGCACCTTGCCCAGCTCATCGCCAAATGACGTACTCACAGCGTGATACACGTCTTTCCACATCGCGCATGTGTATAAGTGGACATCTGGATGAAACTCAGCGTAAAAGGCCAGCACGCGCCGAATATCGAGCGCGCACAGCGGGCACTTGTCTTTGGCTTCCTTCAGATCCAACGGCTTCATCGCCCGTTGCTGCTCTTGACGTTTGCGCAGCTGCTCTTCCCGCCAGTCGGTTGTCACGCTTTCACCTTTTCCAGCGTCCCCCAGCTCGGACCAATCTTACCGCTCGAACGCATTGGGCAATCGAGCTCGATGCCATCCATGATCTCTTGCAGGAACGCCATAGCTTCGCCAGCTGTCTTTTCCGGCGCGCTCAGGTTGATTTCATCGTAAACGGTTAGAAGGAATCGCGCGGTGTCAGGTCCGCCGCCTTCGTGCCAGCGGCAGATTGCTTCCTTCGTAATGTCGGCCGCGGATCCCTGAATCAAATAGTTGATCAGTTTGTATTCCCACGTTTGCCGCCTGCCTTTAACAATCGATGGCGGCTCGCAATAGTACAGCCGGCCGCCCCACGTGCGGATAGGTTCATCTCGACGCACAAGGCGGATGATTTCTTCGGAGAGAATCTTACGGCCGGGTAGAGCTGTATCGTGGAAGTTTTTGAATTCCTGCGCTTCCTTCCTGCTACAACGCAACTTCTCAGTGATGGCATTTATCCCCCCGCCGTAGAGGCTTTGGAAGTTGAGTGTTTTGACTTTCGTACGCTCGAAGATGCGGCCGGTCATCTTCGACATGGTTGTTTTAACCCAGTCGTGCGGATCCAGCATCGGGTTAGCTAGATACTGTTCGAGCAATTCGCCTGACTCGAAGTGTGCGAATACGCGCAGCTCTTGACCGTCAAAGTCACGGTGCACGAACAGATCGCCTTCATCCGGCAAGATGTATTTGCGAGTCAGCGGCAACGGCGGGAGATCTAGCCGCTCTGGATGTACGTAGCCATCATCGCGGCCGTCCCAGCTCTTGCTAACGTTCAACAGGTTCGGCTTGGTCATGCTGGGCCGGCCGGTGCGCGTACCGCCGCGGTTGTTGCGCACTTGGTTCCACTGCGTATGAATGTAACCGTTGTTGTTCTGCGCCTGCTCTAGCCACGGCAGCATAAACATCTTTAGACACGTTACCAACCGGTTACGGTAGCCGAATACGGATGCAAAGTCTGGATCCGTGAACGCGTCAGGCGGCAGGTTATCTTTTGCTACGCTGAGCTGTCCGCTCTTCTCAGTCGTTACCCAGCGATCTTCATGTACCACGCCGGCAGCTTGGAACGCGTTGGCTAGCCCCACGTCATCATCAAAGTTGAGCTCAGGGGCGTTCAGGAAGTGGCGCATCCCTACTTCGGCACGTTCGAGCGCCTTCAGGTAAACCGGGATATCTCGCGACAAGCCGGCTAGATCCGCTCGCAGCCCGATGCGTTCATTCTCCATGAAGATGGGCAGCAACCTGCGCTCGCGATCATACGCCGCCATCATGCCGGTGCGGCGCACGTACTTGTACGTTGCGTGGAACAGCGCTTCTGTGCGGTCGGTATCGCCTTCAGCGTATGGCCCAACGATGTTGCCGGGTATTAGCCAGATCTTTTCACCCAGCTTATCTACCTTGCCTTTGGTGCGGCTGATGGAGATGCCGGGGTAGAGCTCGCGCAGCAACTTGCGATTTTCCCAAACCCAATCGTTCATCGCATCGCGCTCTTCGGGCGGCCAGCCGAGCAGATCCGCTGCAGCCTCTTTCAACCCCATTGACTTCATGTGCGGATCATAGAGGAAGAGCAGGAACATCGTATCATGCACGCGGTTCCACGGCAGCAACGGCAGATCCATCCGCTCATGTGCTACAGCAACATCGAACGCAGCATTGTGGAAGAGAACATCGATGCCGCTGTCCCACACTTGCGCGAGCGCTTCGCGACCTTGGTTGATTGTGCAGTTGTTGCCGGCAGGATGACCCCACGCGTAATAGCGTGACTTCGAGCCCGGCCACTTAATAGAGACTCCTACCGGCTCTGGCGGAAATTTCGGCCGCGGCACGATAGGATGAGTCTCGAAGTCCACTACTGCGGGTTGTGGGATCATGCCTTGTCAGCTCGCGCTGTGGCGCGGTCGTTGGTGTACTGGTAGTTGGGGTAGCGCTTAGCCAGCTTCTCCATGTTATGCATCAGCGTTGCTTCCCGCGTGATGCCGAGCTCCATACGCAGCCCCTGCATGTAGAATTCCAGATCCCCCAGCTCTTCGATGACGTTCTCGCGGTCAACCGGCTTGCCGTAGATGCTGTACGCTTTCGCAGCCGTCAGCAATTCGCCGGCTTCGGTGCCTACGCCGGTTGCATGGTGCCACACTGCAGCTTGATGCGGTGTCAGATCCTCTTTGATCTGTTCGCCGCTCTTAGACAGCTTGGCAACCATGTCGGCATGTTTCGTATCGAGCTGATGCATCATCGCACCTTGGGCAGCGTTGTGGCTGTCAGCGGCAGCGCCTGCAGCCGGCGCAGCGCTTCAAAAAATTCATCGGCTGTTTCCATCCGATGCACGTTCGGCAGATCCCAAAAGACCGTGTAACGGATCGGCCCGATGATGAAGATCTGCCGGTTGTTGGCTAGACCCATTCCCACTTCGAGCAACGCGCCTAGCATGTTCTCGAAGGGTAGCAGCACGATGAAGTCAGCGTAACAGGCGCCCAATAGATCCGCTTCGGCATGCTCGCGCGCTTCGGCCGGCGTGAGCTCCATCTTGGCTTGCTCGCCTTGCGCGTTGAATTCATCGGTACGCGTCCAGTCATGGGTATTCTGGAAACCCAGCGCGATCAGCGCATCAACCATTGCGCGCACAGCTAAGAAGTTTTGAAACTTCGATGCCACGTAAAACGTTTTCATTGGTTCAACAGCTCCAATTCCCAGTTAATTGCAAATGGCTTAACGTCCGGATGATTTCCCCAGCAATCCCAGCCGTCCATCCGTGTTCGAGCGAAGAGCTCTACGCGGGCAGTGTACTGCGGCCAGATCCGCATCAGCTTTTTATTCAGCTTATCCGGCTTGGCTGAGTGCTCATTTGTCCAGCCGCCTTTAATCCCTGACCGCTCGCGCAAATGCTGCTCAGGAACAGGTAGCGGATAATCCGGATGCTGTGCGTAAAGGATCAGCTCATGTTGCAGCCGGTTGTAGTAGCCCGGCCCCATCCGCTCATCGCCGGGATGCTTTTCCCACGGCTCGCCAGTCACGTAGCGAAAACCCCATGCGCGAATGGTATCAATGCCTAGATCCAACTTCGGAAACGGAACCCACATCACTAAGCAGGTTCCGGTTTCCTTGTTGATCAGTTGCTGCAGCTGCATTGCGTGCAGCCGCTTCGCAGTCATCGTTGGGTAATGGTTCTCGATGCTTCGGCTTTTACTGCGCGAGAAACCATACTGCCATGGCGGATCCGCAACGATGATGCTGTAGCCACCAACCCGCATCAGCGGCGAATCGAGCTAGGTCCAGCCGCTTGCACGTCGCTACCAGACGGCGGTGGATAGCCGAAGATGATGCCGGCTTTGGCTTCCTCATGCCGCTTCATGATGATTTCGTACATCGTATCCGGCAGCTGTTCGATGATCTCGAATTTCACGCGGAATTGAGTCTTTACATCCGGCTCGATGTAAATGCGCGTGACCACGGCAACAGGCGGCCGGCGCAGCGTGCTCGCGAGCGTTGTCACGTAGCGTGCCCAATCCTTGACCGATGTAACCGGCAGCTTCAGGTACGCGATATCCGCCGATGCGTAGTGTTCCGGATCATCGATCAGATGCAAATCGAAGTCACGCGAGCCGCGGCGCGGTGTGTAGTAGCCAGCCGGCAACAGCGCGAGCCGGCGCCGTTCGCTGCATGCTTTGCCCTTGCCGGTGTCAGCTGTTCCCCAGTCGTTGTTGGGGCACGTGCGGCAAATGTCGTTCTGCGGCTGGAAGTACGTCAGATCCGATTGCATCGACGGATGCGGCGCCATCTCTTCCTCATCTTCGTTACGCTTGAACGCGTAGCAAACAGGCGGCAGAGATACTTCCCGGTCTGCGTTGAATTTCTCGGTGTAGAACGTGCGCTCTTGCACGTAATCGAGCACGATGACGCACATCTGATTTCCCGGCAACTGCTCTTCGCCAAACGTCAGCACGCCGCCGCGCGTACTGATGAAGGATCCCGTTACACGCTCACCCGATGTGTAGTCCTGCGCCATCTTGGCGAAGGCTTCATCGTATTTGGTTAGCGCTTTCCCGCTTTCATCTGCCATAGGTTCCCCTTGGTTGAATTGCTCTACCCATTTTACAGCTTTTCTGTCCGTAGCCAAGTGCCAGTATCCACAAGCCCGGCTAAAGTACGGCCGCATCGCAAACTTGCGCTCTTTCCAGATCTTCAGCGCTGCATCTTCGGCGGCTTCCTGCGAGTGTTTAACTACCTTGTCACACAGTAGGCAGCGCTCGCGCGGTCCGGTGCGGCCGGCTTCTAGGACCGTTGGCCCATTCTTCTGCCCGCTCAAATCCATGCACCTAATCGTAAGCGGCTAAGAGCCGGTCAATCGCACGCCACAGCGTAGGCCATTCCTTGCGATGCTTGGTCATCACTTCGCGGTGATGCTGGGGGTTTACCCCTTCCTCTTTGATCGCTCGAACGATGAGCGCTGCAGCTAGCTGGATCTCTGACTGCGTGCTCATATCTTCGTGATGGAAACGTCAACGGCTTTGAATTTCTCCACGCCGGGCACAGCTTCGCCAGCTTCCCACAAATCCTTAACCGGCTTGTCAGCCAGCCGCTTGTAGATCAAATCGAAACGGCCGGTGCGAGTCATGTACGCAGTCAGCGCATCCCAATCCTTCAGCGTCGGCACATCCTTTGTGACAACCTGCGCGCGATAGCGCTTGCCGGCAGCGCCAGTGTTCTGAGACTTCGGCAGCTCATTGATGATGTGCTCTTTGATTTCGGTTTCCCGCTCTTTGACAGCATCAACAATCTTCTGCATGGCTAAACGCAGCTCGCGCACTTCTGCGTATAGGTCAGCACACAGCCCGATGCTCGCCGGCATCGGGGCGCCGGTCTGGTATTCCGCTTTAAGACTCATCCTCATCCTCATCCGTTGCGAAATTGTTTTCCACGTACTCCGCAACTTCATCCCAGTTTTCAGAGACAAGGGACAGCTGCTTGCGCCCTTCCTCTTCGCGCTGCTCAGCCTGCGCGTACAGATCATCATCGCGGTACTTGGCTACAGCTTCGCGCACCATGTCAGCCAACACAGTCGGCTCTAGTGCGTCTAGCTCCCACGACTCATCGCCGTGCTCAGCTTGGTAATTGACAAACCGGGAATCCGTAACCTTGGCAGGGTTGGGCGGGGGCTGATACTCATCGATCTGATCCATGTTGAGCGCGAGCCGTTCGACTCTTGCCCTGCTTCCGAACATGCGCAGCCGCTCTTCGATATCACGCGTCATATCGATGCCGGATGGGTCATGGTCGCCAAAGTGCAGCACGATGGGCTTCTGGCCGCCCTTCTCATAGCCACGCAAACGCATCGCAGCGCGCCACAGCTCGGACTGTGACACGTAGCCGCGGCAGCTGAACCATGCAATATCGAGCTCGCGCCCTACCCGCTCGAATACGCCGGCCAGCGCTTCCTTCTCAACCCAAATCTCTAGCCGGTAATCCTGATCTTCCCACTTGTCCAACATGAATTGTTCGGACACGATGCGGATGATGTGGGCAGGATCATCCCAGTGGCTGTTGCTATCGAGCTCGCGCGTACGATCTTCGATAGCCATCCAGTCAATGAGTCCAGCTAGCCGGCCATCGTTGATGATGCCGCCCAGCCGGTCGTATTCCTTCTGTCGGTTCGGGATGAGATCGCGCGCAACAAACTGGTAGTAGAGCTGGCGCAACGTCAGGTCATAACCCTGCGATGCGTACTCTTCGATGATCTCGTTAGCCTGATCAATTACTGCGAGCGTGGCAGGCTTAAACTTGATCTCTTTGTACTGGATGTAGGCTGACTGTTTCATTAGAGCGCCAGCCATTTCTCAACGTCGCCGTCATCGCTGCGGAATAGAGCCTCTTCCAAGAGCTCATGGTAAACATCTCCCCACGCAGCAAACGAACGCTCATCCGTATCGAACAAATACGGATTGCGCTCGAATTGGCGCGGCCCTTCGGCCAGCTTCGCCAACCGCTTTAACGACTCGCGGCGCAGCATGTCGATTGTGTTGCGAAGATGGCTATTCTTCATCTCCGCAATCTGAATCACTACGCCTTCGGCAGTGACCCACGTTCCCGGCAGGCGGTTCGGGTTGGTGATGACGGTGCGCACTGTTCTGCGCTCAAATGCCCGGCCGGTTGCCGGGTAATCATCAGCCGCGTAACTCTCCATACTCATCTTGCTCTTCCTTTCGTACAGCGCGGGCAAGGCCGCGAAGCAAATGCAGATCCTTTGATATGACCTGTGCCGTTGCACAGCAAGCATGCGGGATCCGGACGCAGCTCGATCCAAACCTGTAACAGCTCTTTCGCTTTGCGCGCTGCAAAGATCAGATCCCCGGCATTGCTGGCTAAGGATCCGCCATCGGGGTGCACATCGCGCAGCGCTTGACGGTACGCCGCTTTCACTGTCTCAATGGTTACAGTGTCGATGCTCTCTTCGATCTTCAGCACGGTTGCGGCAGCTTCAGCCCCGCCGCGCGTTATCTCTTTTTCAGGTAACGGCATTGCACATAATAATCAGAGTCTAAAACCTTGTCAAGATGGCTGGCTAACGGCCGAACCGCTTGCCATCTCCATAGGTTTGAAACTGACCCATCAGCCGCTCGAATTCAGCTTGGGACAGGGGCTTGCTCCACTCTTCCGGCTCGGCAACGATGAGATACTGGCGCAGCATACCCCGCCAGCGGAAACCGCGCGGATCTTCCTTGCACTGTAGATAACCGATGCCGGCTGTGCGCAGCTCTTTCGAGATGTGGCCGGCCGCGTGCGCTGTCTGCTTTTGCTGACCGTGCAGCTGCGAAGCAATCGCCGGGAACATTAACGACAGCTCTTCGGGCGTGTACCACGGCCGGATTTGAATGGTGCGCAGAGAATCGATGATCTCGCGAGCGTAGCGAACCTGTTGCGGATTGTTCGACAGCTCAGCCTGTGCAGCCCACGCTAGGGCTTGCTGGATCCACAGTACGATGACGTGCTCATTGGCTGTGCGCATCTCTTCGGCTAACCGCTGGATGGGCGTCAGGTTTTCCATATACGCCATGTACTTCTCAGCCGTCAGCGGCGCATGCACTGGCGGTTGCCAGCCCTTCAGGTCGTAATGCAAAAGGTAGTGCAGCAAGTGCCGGCCGCCGCCGTTGTTTTTCCAGTTAGCCACGTTCCGGTAAAAAGCCTCTTCACGCTTAGGCGGGCAGTTAACCACGATCATCCGTCTGTCATCCGCTGAGTATGCGCCGGCTCCGCGGTCGTTCGATGTGATGATATACATGGTGTAGCTGTCGATCTGTCTAGCCATCCTGAATTTATCGTTGAGCATTACGCGCTTGTCACTGATCAGCGCTCGAAGCGTTGGGGCGTAGCGCTGCAGCAATTCGCCGCTTGCCTCATTGATGACAGCAATCAACGTGCGTTCCGTCCATCCGTTAAACTGACTAGCTAGCGCAGTCGTTGGGATCTCAGCCGTGTAAGGTGCGAACGCATCGCGCACACACTCAGCCCACAGCGATTTACCGCAACCCTGCGGACCTACCAGCACTGGCGCTAATGGAATCTTGACGCCGGGATTCTGTGCCTTGTACGCAAGCAGTTTAATCGGCAGCTCGCGATGATCGCGTAAGTCAGGGAATAGGAATTCGGACAGCTGCAGGAAGGGTGTAATGTCGCCGGGCTCAGGGCGCCAGCCGGTCCACATATTGAGTGAGAGTCCGCCAGCGCGCGTTGTCAGGACTGAGCTCGAATCTTCCGGCCGGAATTCTACGTAATCATAGCGCTGCGCGTGCGGATGTTTTAGCCACGCTTCAGAAACTGAGATGCGCTTAACGCCGGTTCCCTTTGCGGTTGGCGCAATGGTTTCGAGCGCAGAGTATCGCGAGCCGTTTGTAAAATTACTCTTCTGGATGAATTCCTTAGACTGCAGATCATACACGCAGCCTTCCTTCTCTACCCAAGCAACGTATTGGTTGAGCGCTACCACTTCGGCATCGATCTTCCGCATGCGTGGCGCAGCCTTCAATGCAGCTTCTAGCGCATCCGGTCCGTTGTTAACCAGATAGTCATCGATGCCTTGCTTCGAGCCGTCAGATAGGTTGGGCAAGCGAACCAGATGCAGCACGGCCGAACGTCGCAAGCTGAGCTCGGTAGCTAGTCGCGCTTCGGCCGCCTGAATTTGCGGGTTATGTGCTGCGTCACTGTCAAAGCAGATGTAAACCGGCCGGCCCTTCCATGCGAACGCTTCGAGCTCAGGCAAGAGCTCGCCTAGCGAGATGAAGTTATAGACTCCACCTAGCCCCACTGTTGCGAAACCGTGCAGCGATGCAGCCAGCGCCTTTTTCTCACCTTCCACAATGATCAATGGATAATCGTTTGCCTCAGATACAGCGCGCCAGTCAACGCGCGTGCCGGGCGGGAAGTACGCATGCACGCCGCTATTGCTCGGCTGTGCGTAGCGTTGTGGCTTCGGTGCCTTGAATGGATTGCCGTTCTTACTCGGCGGATCCGCTAGGTATCGGATGCGCGCAAATGGCGGGCTCAGATGTTGACCGTCAACATCCAGATACGGGATGACCAACGCAGGCGCAGCTGCGTACTCATCGCAGATGGCTTTTGCATTAGCCACAACGCCAATTCCAGCGGCGCCGGCTTGGTCCCCGGTAATTCCTGAGCGCGCTAGATCCTGCAGCGCCAGATACGTTACGTCAGCCAAAATCACGTGCCCGGTTTAGCTACATCAACCTGACACAGATAGGACTCATCCCCGATGTTGTATTCGATACGCAGAACGGCCGAACCTTGCCGGCCTAGATTGTTGCGCAGCTGGGGCAACTTCTCTTTGATGGCATCTTCGCTGAGCTCAGCCGGCAGCATGCCATCGTGCATCTCTTGTGCATACTGCGCGATGATGGCGGACAGCGAGCCGGTGCCTTGCATGATCTCGGTATCGGTTTCAGCTACCAGATCATTGCTAATTGGTGAGATGTTCCAGAAGCGGACAACGTACTGCCATGACTTCGAGCGGCCGTCACGCTTTGGTGCCTCAGTGGCTAAAGCAGATGGGTTAAGCTCGCGCACTGCGTGCGTTACGTAGGTCCACAGTCGCGCGTGGATGCGCTCTTCGAGCGTTGGAGCATCGGGCGCGCCGTTCAGATCTTGAATGATCAGCTTCACAGCTGGCAGAACGTGCGCGTAAATTTCTTGGGTTATCATTTGCCATTCCCATTTGTGGCGGCTTGTGCTTCGAGCCGTTCGAGTAGCGACAACGCAGCGCCGCGGAATCGGCGCCGGCCGGTGAGCCAGCGGGTAACAGACCATGGCTTAACGTGCGCTTGCCGGGCGAACCATGACAGGGCGCCATGGTCCGTTTGAGCATCGGGAACGTGCGCCCGATAAACGCAGATGATCCGGTCTTTGAGCTCTGGCATAGGATCCAGAAGGTTACACCGCTGGCGTAAACTGTCAACCCCTAGTCAGGAGCTCGACCCTGCAGCCCCAGCCAGATGGCGTAACCTTAACGGATAAATGCTCTTGGCTCAGGTACTCTTCCACCTGTTCCCGGTGCTTCCGTTCGATGTGGACGGTGCCTTGCTCGATCAGCTCAGCGCGCAGATAGGCGAGCTGCGCAGATGTTAACTTCATACTCTCCCCTCTTCGATTCTCGCGATGACAAGGCGCGCAGCTGCATGCGCGTTGCCGGTTAGCTGGCGTTGCCAAGCCCCTTCAGATGGCGCCCACCTAAAGCCATTACTCTTTAACAGCTTGCGGATAGGCTCAGACGGTTTGCCGGGAAAGATCAGCTGCAGCCGATCTAGCTCTACATTCTCTACTAGCCGGCCGCCGTTAAACTCGCGCGCTCGCATCTCCGCACCTTCAGCGCGCAGCGTTTCCTTTACGCGTTCCTTTGCTTCGAGCTCAGCGATACGGCCGCGGATGCGTTTGATGTTAGCCAGATTGTTACGCAGCGAATAGTCAGGGATGCCGACATGCCCCATAACATCCGGCTTCAGAATCTCGCGCGCCCCGGCTTCAGATATTCCGAGCTCAGCCATCAAGCCGGCAACCTGTGCATCCGGCTTGCCCCTGTGCTTGCGTATGATGGCGTTGATCTTTTTAGACTGCTCTTGCCGGGCTTCTCTCTTCGCCAGCTGCTCGCGCAGATCTTCGAGCGGATCCGCGGCCGTAGCTTTGCGCAGGATGCGCAGGATGGCGCGCAATGCGCGTTCCTGCCACTTCAGAAGATCATCGCCCCGGTTACGCTCTGCCCGGTTTGCCTTCTCCATTCTGCGAACCGGGAAGTTAGAACCGCCAGATATCATAGGCGACATGATGCGAGACTTCGCACTTAGCCACGCTGTATAGTGTTTGCGGAAGTTGGCCCGGTAGCGCTCGAATTGCGCATCCACTAGGGCGCGCGAGCTGTCATCCGTTGCGTATTTGTCCAGCGTTTCGCGGATCCTGCGCAGATGATTAGCATAGTCTGCCCGCACTTGGTTAGCGCGCTGCTCAGGAACAAAGCTAGTGCCGCTGTGCGCAGCTGTCGCCAGCTGTACGGAAATATCGTTTTCGTAATCCATTGTTAGCCTATCAGCTTTAGAGTAAGCAACGTTAGCAGATGAATAAGAGCAAGGAAGCTGAGCCGTAGCGCTGCGCGTTTCATGCGCCCGGCTCGCGCAGCTCGCGCCCGGTTACGTTCCGGAACGTGCGCGCCCATGGGTCATCAGCTCGCGCAGCTGCAGCGATGAGCGCTGCGAGCTCGGACATATGCGGCAAGCTAGGATAGCGGCCGGGATGATCCTGCGCACATTCCCAGCGCCATCCGCCATAGCTTCCGGCATGGCTAGCCGGCCGTCTGTAAATCTGCCCGGCCGCTAACGCGTACTGACATTCCCCAACGATGCCGAGCTCGCGCCCATCAATCCCATCGGCCGCCATGGTTAGCGCTTTCATGCTTCGAGCTCGCGCAGCGCTGCGTTAGCGGCATCGTAGGGGCAGCTGCAATAGAAATCATGCCCGCATGACTTCGCAGCGTAATTGCCGGCCGTCTGCGCCATGATATCGCGCAGCGCTGCGACAGCTCGCGCAGTAGGGCTAGCCGGCTCAGCTGGGGCAGCTGCAGCGCTACAGCCGTAGTCAGCTGCGAAGCGTTCCAAGTCTGCGAGCGCTTCGCCCTTCGTGCGATAGCTTGCCCCGATGCATCCGTTGAACGGATCGAAGTTGCCAGCCTCATCAGCTGCGACGTAGCGCCATATATGCCCAGCGATGCGAGCGATGCCGAGCTCAGGGAAACGCGTACGCGTGACCGGATAGGGATTCTTAGCCATGGTCTTTAATTCCTATTATTTGGGGCTATAAACGAAACTGGCGCCCTTTGTGGGGGCGCCAGCTGCGTTAGCCGTTTCATAGTATCGGTTAGAATTTGAAAGCAGCTGCAAGCAACTTGCCTGCGCCCTTGTCCAGCTTGTGCCGCTCATCTGCGAACGCTTCGCGCTGGCTGATGCGCGTGATACCCTGAGCCAAGCCCCAAACCGTATTGGGCGCGCCATCTTCGGAAACGATGACAGCATCGTACGCTTCGGAAATCGACTTGCGCGACAGCTCATTGATGCGCAGTCCGAAAACCTTGTCCAGCACTTCATCCTTCGAGCCGGCAATTACCCGGCTCATCTCTTGAAACTTCGCGGTTTCGAGTGACGCAGCGCCATCAAGGTAACGGCGGACCGAAACCTGCGCGTTCTGCCAGCCCTTGCGAATGTCGCCAACGTGACGCAGCGAAATTTCCGCGATCTGCTCAGCGCCCCAAATGATGAAGTTGCCGCACACATCGCGGAAATAGAACGCCATGATTTTTAGAGCAACTGCGCCAACTTCGGAATTGATGGCGATGACTCCGCGGTACATCTCGCGCCCTACGGGATCGATGACGCCACGCTCGCGCGACATGAGGAAAGCGAACATATCATGGTCCGAAGCGAAGAGCGCGCGATCTTCCGGCCGGCCGAATGCATCTTGCCGAATGGTCGCGCGAGCCGGCATCAGGTCGTTACGCGCGCTGACTTCCATCAGCCGTTCGATGACTTCGTAATTCCAGATCCGCGAATATTTCTCAGACGTGGCAGCGCGCAGCAACAAACCGCCGTTCTGATGGAAAAGCAGCTGCGCGGAGTCTGAGCCCTTTTCCTTTAGCCCATGGTTGAGGTTCTGAGCTGCGAGCGTTGCCGGCAGATCGCGCAGGTAGCCAGCCGGTGCACCTACGCGCGCTGACAGCTGACCGAAAGCGTAGTTTGTGAGCTGAGCCGGAACGCCAGCGCGCCCGATGAGGTTGAGATCGTTTCCGACAGCTTCAACGCGCAGGTCCGACCATGGCACTTCCTTTACCTTTGCGTTCTGAGCGTATGCGAGCGTTGCAGCGTGCATCTCTTCGAGCGTTTGGAAGCGCTCATCGGCCGGGCGAGTTGACCATTGCTGATTTGCGTGGAAGAGCTCCATCGGATCCATCCTTTGTTGGCATCGGCTCGCAGCTGCGACCGGATGCGGTTATCGGCTCGCCATTGTGGCGGCCGGATCTGAAGTTTAGCCAATGGTCTTTATGGTGTCAAGCCCCATCGCGCAGCGCTCGCGCGTTACGCGTACGTGATGCATCATGGCGCCCCGATCCGAGCCCATCGGGCAGCGCTCGCGCAGCTGCTCAGCTGCAGCGCTCGCAGCTGCGCAGCTCCCCAGCTTGCCGGCTTCGAGCTCGCGCGCTGGCTTGACCCTGCGAGCTGCGCGCCCCGGCTGTGATAGTGTGCGCACAATGTCCTAAAACGGCCGGCTTTTACCCGGCTCTATTACATGGAACGTATTCTCTATTATTACGTTCTATTTTCTGTCACGAAATAAAGGAAGGGTTAAGAGCTGCGATAGTGTGCGCAAGCAATGTGCTTTCCCCAGCTCGCCGGGCGCAGGATGCCGGCTGTGGCCGGCCGCCAACGGACTGCGCCCGAAATTCTCGCGCGCTGTCGTGCCAATGGTTTGCGCACATAGTGTGCAAGCCCATGGCGCCACGCTCGCAGCGCGCAGCGCTTCGAGCTCGCGCGCCCGGCTTGCCGGGCAGCTGAGCAGCTGCGCGCGTGGCACGTGGCGCGAGCTGACCGGGCGCGCAGGGCGCAGCGCTGCGAGCTCGCGCAGCTGCGCACGCAGGGCGCAGGGCGCCGGCAGCGCCGGGGGCCGGGG